AGTAGTTACAATCTGAGGACTGGGTAGATACTTCTCTACAAAACCTACATCCTCATATAAAGTAATACATACAGTCTTATCATCATTCCATTCATGTCCTGAGACCTTTTCATTTCCACTTGTAGTATAATCTCCTACACGTAGATCACCAGGTCCAGGACATTCTTTCTCTGGATCTCCTGTAGGAGGTATTGATGGTGCTCCTGGTGTGTCAGGTGTTTCTGGTGGAGGTGGTGGATCAGACTTTACACCATCTGGTTCAGGTTCCTCTGGTACTACAGTAGTCCATGTAAGTCCTTGTGATTGATAGTCAACTGGTTGGAATGATGGCATACCAGAATCGCATAAGGTGGTATTACCTTTAGGGTCATCATTGACCAGCATCTTATTCTTTGATCTATTCTTTACATTCTCCTTGTGTACAGTAACACAACCAGGCATATCTACAATTGGTTTCCCTATATTAACCACCACAGGAACATCAATAGGGACTGCTTGAGGAGGTTCATCCATCCATATACGAGTATCTGAAATATTTACATCCCTCAGATTTGCCATATAGATATTCAAATTACTAATCCCTCCAATACCTACATTGGGTATGGAGGGGTTTGTAGTATTAATATAAGGAATCACGATACTTTACCACCCCATTCAGAATTAGGATCTAATCTATCCATATAATTAAATCCACTGCCTTCAGGGTAAATATATTTTCCATTCTCATCAAAGTTTGGACCTACCTTCTTTGCAGGGTATGTGGGATAAGGTCTTTTCCCTTCTCTCATCTCCCTACCCTTTCTTCTTCTTAACTGATTACCAGTCTCATGATCTTCAGGCATTTGTGGCCATGAAGATCCTAATATCCTTTTAATATCTTCTTTGGTGTAACCTTTAGGATGCATTCTCTATCACATCTCCATCAGGAATAAGATTTAACTCACCAACTACCCCACCAATTACAATAAAGGCAGTGAGTACAGCACCTGCACCCCATACCCATTTCTCTAGTGCTCTTATCCTCTCTCTTACATCTTCATTTAATTTAGTAACTCTCTCTTCTGTTCTATCAATTCTTTTATGAATCAATTCCATACGACGAGTAGCATTATCAAGAGTACTATCAAGGACAGCAATCTTCACATCCTGTTCAGAATCTTTGTTACTAATATCAGACATTAGCAATCACATAAGTTAGGGTGTTCTCCTGTTGCACACCAGGCTGCTGGATCTGCTACCTGATTGCATTCATATTCATCTGGGACACCTGGCCAAGACCAGTCTATAGATCCCATACCACCTGAAGGATCGCATCCTACTAATAGTGGGGTGAGTAGTAGTAAAGATAGTTTTTTCATTTTGTGATGTTGCTCCATTTTAGAAAATCGAATGTAGTTATATAACTTCCGTGTTTATGTTCTGCCTCTGCAAAGGTAGGAACTGTATGTACATTTGAATAGATGCCAAACACAGTTACTAATGATGCTATCACAGCACCAGCACCCCAGACCCACTTCTCTAACTTACGAAGTCTATCGTTAAGTTCTTCTTGATCCTTATCTTTAAAACGCTCAAGTTGTTCTTCTAAATCCTGAACCTTTGTTTCCAAGACTGCCATACGACTATCTTGTGCAGATTGTTTCTCATAATAATCTGGACTTGTAGTGGTCATTTGGGAACCTCTTTACGGTAGTCTTGTGGTTGATCTATTCTCATGACACCACCTGTTGTTGTAGGTAGCATCTCTGCTAATGCACTACGAACTTCCTCTCTTACTATGAGTTGAAGTTCTGATTGTTTTGCTTTAATTCTTTTCTCTGGTCCACCAGTTGCCTGATCAATTGCAAAATTGCCACCAAAGATAGAACCGCCACCTATCACAGCAACTGCTGTTCCTGTACTAGCAACCTTTTGTATGTCCATTATAAAAGAATCGCTCCAATAATAAATCCTTTAGCAAATGCAATGCAAGTTACTTGATAGTCAGTCCATCCAAACTTATCTTGGCACTTTTTAATAACTGCCTTATCCCATTCAACTACTTTATCAAATCCTGCTTTAATTTTTTTCATTTGTATACTCCTCTGTTGGTATGTTCCAGTCAGCGTATAAACGTCTGCCTGTTTTGCCTTTTGAATCTATGTATGTTTGATCAAGACTCGACCAGTGACCCATTCGCTCTCCTAATCTCACGTAACTCTTCAAAATTTTTCTGTTTAGTACCGCCATCATATGCCCAAGCATAACCCTCCTCGATCATTTTTTCATTTAAGGAAACAGTATCCTCGCCAACATAGAGCCAACCAAGAAGCCTACCATACTTCCCCATGCCACCCTTAAGTTCAGTTCTAATAGTGAGTTCATCGTCTCCTGCAATAGTGTCTTCTAAATGTTTCTGCATCCAATAGGTAGCATCAAGTCCTAATGCCTTCTCCTCCAAGTCTTTTGTCCTCTTTTCAGGAGTATCCACACCAGCTATCCGTACCCTTTCTTTTTTGTAGAGGTCGAATCCTAGATCGATTGTTACATCAATAGTGTCTCCATCGACAACTCTATTGATCTCCGTCACTCGGAAGTTGTAACAACTCTTCCGACTCGGTGGGGTCATCGCTCCCATCTTCGTACTCCATAAGTGTATTATTTAGCATCTCTTCAATTGATGTCCTCTCTTGTTCGGACTTCCAATTTCTCATCTCCTGAATGATGTGATTCATATTCAGGGGTGATGTGACTATTAACACTGGGGTTAGGATTCCAATCATCGTACTTAAATATCCAGTATATTGTAACACATACTCCCACAAGAAGTATAGCTATCATAATATTTACACTATGAACAACTTCACTCATAGACCTCACCAATAACCCAAGACCTATATCCATTGTTAAAAATATAATCTTGAATACTTTCTACTCTATCTGGAGGAATCACTAAACAATATCCAATACCAAGATTAAATACATTCTTCATTTCCTCTTCAGGTATCTCACCAGCAAGCATAATCTTACTAAAGATATCTGGCATCTTCCATGAATTATAATCAACTCTTGCTTTCAATCCTTCAGGTAAACACCTTGGAAGATTCTCTGGTATACCACCACCAGTAATATTTGCCATACCATAGATGGGAAAATCGTCTAGTAATTTATCTACTAGAGGTGCATAGATTGTAGTGGCAGTAAGTAGTTCAGGTGTTTCATCAAATTTTATCTTCTGTCTCCATAACATATCATTAATCAAACTATACCCATTACTATGCAGTCCACTACTTGCTATACCAATAATCTGATCACCAGGTTTCATTCCTCTTCCATCAACCATCAATGATTCTTCTACAACACCCACACAAAATCCAGCAAGGTCATATCCTTTAGAAAATCTACCATGTTCAGCAGTCTCTCCACCAAGTAATGCACAACCAGAAACCTTACACCCATGTGCAATACCAGAAACTAATTGTTCTAGTTGAAGATGATCAAGTTTAGGGCAAGAGATATAATCTAAAAAGAATAATGGTTCTGCACCAGATGTAATCACATCATTGACACACATCGCAACAAGATCAATTCCAATTATAAAGTATGCTTCTGGATCATGTGCAATAGTTGCCATGTTCATTTTAGTTCCTACACCATCAGTACCAGAAACTAATATTGGTTTCTTATAACCTTCAGGGATTCTAATCTTACCATTAAAACCACCAAATCCACCCATGACTTCAGGTCGATGGGTGGATTTTACAGTAGATTTAATGTGATCTACGAATGCTCTTCCTGCTTCAATATCTACACCAGCAGTTTTATAGTCCACGTTTATAAAGGAGGATACTCTGATATTAATTCTACAACATCCTCACCCTTTTGTCCACTCTCAAACTCATCCATCAATCTCATAACTTGTTTCTTATCAAGTCCAGCAAGGTCTTGACAGTTCTATAAAGAACGATAGATACATTCTCTATCAGAGATGGGTGCAGAGATCTCCCACCCTTGATCATCATAATACTTCTTACCTTTAGTAACTTGTGCCTCAACGTGTCCGAGGTCTTGTATTTTAGAGGGGTTCTTATAACTATGAGACATGTATTATGCCTTTCATACCAGCACCAGCATGTGGATCACACTGAAAATTATAATCACCTGCCTCTGTAAATGTAACATCAAAACTGTCACCAGTAGCAAATGCTAGATCTGAATGTGATAACTCTGGATGACCATCTACCATCATATTATGTGGTGGTAGTGCTCCGTTTATAAATGTAACTGTCTCTCCAACAGATATAGTAAGTTCACTAGGTTCAAAAACTAAATTACCATTTGATCCCATAGTAACTTCTGCTGCCCAAGCAGATTGTGCTAATGTAAAAGAAAGGAATAGTGATGTTAACATTATAGTTAACCTAGACATCCACCACATAATTTCGTGTTTATATTTTATTAATGATGTCATTCTACATCTCCTTCATCGCATAGTCAATAAAATGAGGATGCTCCTTTAATGCAGGGACATCCTCTTTACTGTTTTGTATTGCATCGTATGCACTCATTGCATACTCACATATCTCATAATGATGATGTTGATTATCGTGATAACCGACTGTGTAATGTCTTTGTTGCGTTAGGGGCATGATTCTTTCAATCCCATACTGCACTTATTTATAGCACGGATTGAGTAATTTTGCCTAGTTCAGTGTGGACTTCCTGACTATATCTTCAAGTCAACAATCTTTACCAATCTGTGCCATGTCTGCACCAATGTTTCCACCTTGTTCCATACCCATCATCGTCGCAGCACCAGTAAGAACCCAACCAACATAAGGTATAGAGGAGAGACCAGAACCAACAGCAGCACCAACGCTACCACCGACAATCTTTCCTGTTGATCGTCCACCACCTGCTGCCTCGATGCACTCGACGGTTCTGGCACTGATCTTTTTTTCACCATCTCCTCCCATCGTGGCAGGATCTTGCCATGACCTTGGGTTAGATGTTGGTCCACCTTGATGGTATGCTCCATCCATAACATATTCTTCAGTGACTTTAGTGGTCTCATTAGATAACCCCAGAAACCCACCTTTTGTTTTAATATTTTTATCCACACTCATCACGGTAGGATCATTTGCTTTATAGTTAATACTATAACCATCCTTTCCTGCCATCACATTATATGATGTATAATCCCCTACAGGCACATTGATTTGAGGAAACTTACTATCCTTCTTCGCAAGCATTCCTATCATCCCTATATGAGACAATGCAAAGAGACTTCCGATTACTCCGATAGCAATCCACTTTGTTTTTTCACCAGTCATAATGTCCTCCTATTATTATAAGGTGTAAGGTTTTTCTTCCTTTTTGCTAGGTGTTTCAGCAATAATTTTTAATGGTGCTTGTTCTATCACTATTGTTTGTGTAGGACCACCATTCTTACCTACTCCTCCACCACCATTTCCATTACCATTCTTATCCATCTTCATAGTACCATCATTCTTTTTAGATGCAGTTTGAATTCCAAAGCTAGCTAAAACTCCTGTAAAAACCGAAGCTATGAAAGTTGGATCTATTTTCTGTTGCGGTACACCTGGTATAGCAACATAATTTAACGTCAAAATTCCTCCCGACCAGGCAAGAACGGTGATGCGAACAAATGTACTAATGATCGCTGCTTGTTCTTCAGGGTCTGGGAGGATAGCATCTTTAACTTTGCCAAAGACACCTTTCTTTTTTTCTTCCTCTTTCTTTTCTTCTTCAGGAATTACTACTTCGGCCATAAAAATAAAGGGTGACTAATTACTATATAGCACCCTTAACTTTTAATTAATCAATTTGGTATACCAAATCCAGCACCAACAGGAGGTACAGGTGCAGTAGGAGCAGTAGCTTGATCTGGTGCAGGAGAAGGAGAAAGATCAGGAGCACCTAAACCAGCACCACCTAATCCTCCACCTAGTCCACCAAGACCACCAAGTGCTTTCTCTGTGACGCTTTCTATGATTGCGTCCTTATTAACGTAAACGTAAGCACCAGTGCCGACAACGGCAACAGATACAGCAGCAGACGCAACAGCAAGTACATTGATTAGTTTTTGCATTGTTCTAATTCAAATTATTTATTTAGACACCTACCAGTATAATATGCTTTGAAATAATTTGCAAGCCCATTAGTGGTATATTGTTTCTCACACCACTCATGAGCACATTGATATATTGATGTTGCAGGAGATGTAGAACTAAAGTTCGCCATCAATAACCTTAAAGAATCCTGCCTCAATTTAAATTTTTCTTCTGTCAGTTCTTCTCCTAACTTATCAAATTCATTCTTACTAGTACCATTAGCTCTGGTATCAGTCTGATCATAAGTGATGTTGTTAGGCATTTTTCTGAAGGATGTCTTCTTATTATATAATAATTATATGACTTGTCAATAGAGATTATCTTCTTGTTCAGTTAGTAGAGTAATCTCATCAGATATTGGATAGGAAACGCATGTAAGACAATAACCTTCATCCAACTGATCATCATCTAAAAATGTTTGCTCTTCTTGATTAACATCACCTTCTACGATTTTCATAGCACATGATGAACATGCACCTGCTCTACAAGATGATGGATGATCTAAACCTGATTCTTCTAATGCATCTAATATTGTAGTATCTTCATCACATTCAAATGTTTCTTCTGTGCCGTCTGGACTTTGGATAGTAATGGATGCCATCTTTTGTTATATACAACCGTAGTATATATTACATATTACACTAGTCCTAAAGACCCTGCTGTAATACCAACACAAACAAAAAACCCAAACTCTACAAGATCTCTAGAGCCTGGTGGTAGTGATGTTAATAACACTGCTAGGGGAATCATTGTAATACAACTGAAAAGATGTTACTGTATGCTGTTGCTGCTAGGATGCAGCCGAAAACTATGAAAGGCATTTGATTAAAATTAAACTAATTACTCCAACCATTGCTAAACGACCATTCCATCGTTCAGCGAATCTCCAATATGGATGAGTGAAATCCATTATGCACCTGCTGGAGCATAAAGAGGTTCATTCTGATTGACTCGTATACCCTTACCACCATCTTGATCATCATCGTCATCATTGCTGATAGCACGAAGAATAAGTTCGATCAATACCAAACATCCTACGGGGTAGAAACACCATAGGATTGCGGTTAGTGGAGATATACTGTCTGTTGCGGCTACAAAGTCGCCCATATGTTTTGATTCGGTAATAAATTACGAGTAATTATTTAGTTATGTAAAGGTTTTGGACTAGGTAATTATACCATAGATTGATGCAGTTGCAAATGAAACTACTAGTATTGGTAAATTTATTACAACTAGTAGTTTCATTAGATCAGTTTTCCTGATCGTAAACAACCTGCAAGACACTACACTAAACCAGGTATGAGTTGACCTGTGAAACTGTAGCTAGCAAAGGCTGCAACGCAACCAACGATAGCAGCAATACCATTCCACTTTTCAGCGATGGAGAAGTCAACTGTTTGATCTGTAGTTTTTTCATTGTTTTTTGCCATTAGTAGATACCTGGAATAATTTGACCTGTAACTGCATAGGATAGTCCGAAGATCCATATCCCTAGCATTGCAGCACGACCTTGTGCTTTTAGAAAGATGTTTTCGTTTTTCATTAGAAGATACCTGGAATGATTTGACCTGTTGTTACGTAAGCACCGACTGCTGCTACGAAACCAATCATGGCCATCCAGCCATTAAACTTTTCTGCTTCTGGTGTCATTGTTTTTTTCTCCTTTTTGGATTGAGGGTTAAAAGTGACTCGCTATTGCGAGTGGTGTAAAGACCTGTAGGTCAAAAGATGCCTGGAATAATCCAGCCAGTAAATCCGTAGTTAACTACGACTGCAAAGAAACCCATCATCGCTAGGCGACCATTAGTTTGCTCTGCTTCCTTTAAGTATTTCATTAAAATACACCTGGAATGATTTGTCCAGTAGTAATGTAAGCACCTATCAATGCTACGAAACCAATCATTGCCCAACGGCCATTGGTTTTCTCTGCATTGAGAGCATAACCTTCGTAAGATGAATTCTCATCAATCCAAGGCTGTGCTTCAGCAGCAAACATATTCTGCTTACCGTATTCAGTAGTTGTATACTTTGAAGTTGATGAAGTCATTTAGTTCTTTTGTAAAGGTTTGTAACATAATTATATAGTAATCCTAAAGTTTTGTCAAATAACTTTACATTCGGAATCCCGAACAGAGAAAAGACCCACTTATGAGTAACATAAATGGGTCTTATATAAAGTTATGTAAATATCTACTTTCCTATTCGGTCTACCGCACTTCTTGCCTTCTCAAGAATCTCACCCTTAAGAGGAACGAATCCTAAATTAGGTGCTTTGTCTTGATACTCATCACTTAAGAGTCTGCTCAATGCAGTCTTAACTGGTTTAGTATTTCTACCATTACCATTCTCATATGCAAGTATCCAAGTCAATGTAGCAATAGGATATGCTCCCTTTGCAGTTGGGTTTGGATTAGTACCTGCTAGGTTCTCATCTAACTCAATACCATTAAGTGCTTTTGCACCTGCCTCAACAGATGGTTTCAAGAACTCACCAGATAGATTCTGCAATGCAGCAGCTCTAACAGTATCATCAATGTATGACTGGTTCACATAACCAATAGCACCATCAGTATTTCTGATGACACCAGCAACACCTGCGTTACCTTTTCCACCTACACCAGCAGGCCAAGCAACTGACTTACCTGTTCCTAGTGTCCATGTTTTTGAGAACGCTTGCATTGAGTTTGTGAATGCCTTGGTTGTGCCTGATCCATCGGATCTGTGAGCCCAAGTAAGTTTCTTGTCATCACATCCAAGTTCAGACCAGTTAGTGACTTGTCCCATTGCAACTTCAACTGCTTTTTGTTGTGTAAGTTTGAGATCACATCCAGGATTGTTGTATCCAAAAGCAATAGTACCTCCTGTCATAGGAATTTGAACTAATCCTCTCTTCACCTTGGCAATATCCTTGTCCTTCATAGGATCATCAGATGCACCGAAGTTAACTGTCTCATCAATAAATGCCTTACGACCACTACCAGAACCAACTGCCTGATAGTTTACTCGTAGACCTTCCTTCTCTTTTGCAAGATCAGCAAACCATCTAGTGTAAATTTTAGATGGGAATGATGCACCTGCACCACT